TTGATTAAGTTAGTCTGCTTGATTGGAAACTCAAGTGAGTAGAAGCACTCGTCGAGCTCCTTGAGCTTCTCAAGGTTGTCCTTATCAAACATCTTGTTAGTGATGGTGATTAGGTCCGACGAGTAGCAGTCTTCATAGACTGACTCAAGCGGCAGGCCGCGGTTGTTCCGCAGCAGCTTCTTGGTATCCCTATCGACTGCGCCACCGGCAGACTGAGAGTCGATGAGCAGCTCGTCTTGACACAAGATCGAGAGCTCAGACCACATCCGTTGATATTCTTCTTCAGTGAAGAAGTTCTTGATCAGAAAGTACTTTGGTAGAATCATGTCCATACTCACAATATATCATAATTAAGAATATATGTCAACTAGATAATACTTTATTCATCTTGGAGATGAACTCGTCTATCTTCTTAGCTCGGTCTGGCCAGACGATGTTTGGCTTGTCGGGATTCTTCTTGAGGTTATTAAGAAGAGGCATGATCATGTCGTACAGCTTCTGTGCCTTGTCTTGAGCTACCTTTGCAGCCTCTGCGTGTTCGTTTACTACTTCTTCTAGGTCGTCGCTGAAGCTGAATCCAAAGTCAAAGTCGTCGTTCTTCATCCAAAGAATCCTTCTAGTGTTGATCTCTTTTCAACTTCCCAGCCGATGACTTCAGTTATAGACTTCAGCGGGTCCAAAAAGCTCTTTGAGAACTGCATGTCACGGTCTATGTACTTATCTAGGTTGAACTGGCTTGGTAGCTGATCATTGACTGCTATCACCGTATCTTGAATAGGGTTCGGCAGCTTAAGATAAGCGAACTTGATCTTATCGCCGTCAGAGATAGGTTGTATGTTCTTGATCTTGTATTTATTTAAGAGGTGATTAAACAGGAGTGCGCCCTTGACGTGCATGGGAGTGCCTGACTTGTAGATGTTCGACGAGTCACGATACTTAGACATGCCCTTGAGGCCGCGAGGGAACGCGATGTCGATAAATGGTAGATCGTTGAACTTACCACGAAATTCTAATATGAACTTCTGCAGGTCCTGCTCGCTGCTGTTCATGATGATGTCGAGCGCCTTCTTAATGTTCTCACGACACGCGTACGGTGTAGATGAGCGCACTGCCTCGATGCCCTGGATCTTCAGCTTAGGCTTGTCGTACTGCACTCCCTCGACGTTCCACGCGTTGAGGATGTACATCTTCTTTGCTTTCCAGATGCCCTTGTTCGCGATGGTCTCGCGCTTCATCTGCATCTTCTGCTGATAGGCGTTCATGTAGTCAGCGAGTTCTTGGTAGCACTTGTTCATGAACGGCTGGATCTTAGCCTCGATGAACTCATCGAGTATCTTTACGATCTTGAGTTCGTCCTTCTCACCAGACCACTGAACAAGGGCGTCCATCTCGATGTAGATAGAGTCGGTGTCGGACGCGATGACGTAGTCTACATCGTTCGTCTTGAGAAGACGATTCATGTATTCGTTCATCTTTTGTTCAATCCACCGGATAGTCAATTGGCCGGAAGACGTGATAGCCTCTGCATTGTCGAAGCTGAACCACCTAAAGTACTGGTTGCCGAGAGCGCCGTAGGCTGAGTTCAATTGAATCTTCTTTGCCAGCTGCATGTTATGGAATCGAGCGACTAGCTTGGCATCCTCACTCGACTTAGTCTTCTCGTAGCTCTTCTTGGCCTCGATCATCTTCTTCTTGTAGACCGTACGGTCGTTGTACATCTTCTCCATGAGGGCCGGTAAGAAGCCCTGCTTGTCTCTCTTATAGACGCAGCCGTTAGCGGTGTATGACCACTCCTTGTTGTACTCGTAGTCGCTGCTCTTTTCAAGCAGTCGGTCGATAGTAGGAAACGAGTCGAGACGCTCGACGAACGTCTCAGGGCTGATGTTGTACTGCATGATCAGGTGCGGGTACAGAGAGTTCAAGTCAAACGACACCACCCACCTGCTCAGACCGATCTTTGGGTCCTTGACGTGGCCGCCCATGAGCGAGTCAAAGTCTGGCTTCTTCACGAACGGCGGGATGACGATACGCTGATCGAGCAGATAGTTATGGATGATGACGTCCCACGGACGCACCGTCGCCATGGTGTCGTTATAGTTTACCTTGGCATCGTACGCGAGGGCCATGACCTGCTCGATGAGCTTGAGCTTGTCCTCGAGCCTGTCGACGAGAACGACGTCGTGGATGTTGTACTCAATGAACTTCTGGAAGTTACTCTTGTAGAGTTCTAAGAGCGAGCCGTACTCAGAATAGTCTACCTTCTTCTCGCCGAGCTCGACCTGTGCGATGTAGTCGAGTCTGTAAGACTCTTGGTTCGTAAACGAGAACTTCTTGTATAGCTCGAGATAGTCGAGAGAAGCCACGCCCATGATCTCATAGATGGTCTCGTTCTTGTCACCGCCGCGGTTGATCTCACGCTTGTTGATGATGCCCCACGGCGAGAGTTTGTTGATCTCTCTTTCACCGAGCACTCGACGAATACGATTGATGGTGTATGGGATATCGAAGAACTCGGTGTTCCAACCAGTAAGGACGTCGGGCATCCAAGCCTCTGACTGCCATACTTGTAAGAACCTAGATAGTAGGTTGTGCTCGTCCTTGCACTTGAGGTAGTGAATGGTTGGATCGCTCGTAGTAAAGTCACCGCACCCGAAGACTGCTGTTTGACCCTTGCTGCGCAGCGAGATAGCGGTGATCTCCTTGTCGGCGTTGTCGATGCTAGGAAAGCCGTCGTCTGAGGCGCACTCGATGTCGAGGCTGACGACGTTCACCAGCGCAGGATCGTATTGAATTTCACCGGGATAGTTGTCGTAGATGTACATGTACTGGAAGTTGGTCAGTCCATAGACTTTCAGGTTGTCTACGTCTGAGTAGCGCTCGATGAAGTCCTTAGCTTCTCTGATGCCGTCGAAGTCCAGCTTAGCTACCGGCTGCCCGTCTAGTGTGCGGTACTTACCGTCGCTCTTGGGCATGAAGAGGTACGGCTTATAGTTCACTATCTTCTTAACAGGAAGACCCATGTCGTACCCGCGGATGTATACCCTGTCGCCGCGAGCAAATACGTTCGTGTAAAAAGCCATTCTAACTCCAGATACAAAAAAGCCGTGCGGCTATTATTATAGTACCACACGGCTTGTTATATGTCAACTAAAAATTGTGAGTGCGTGCTCGTAGTGTGCCTTACGATCTTCGAGTCCGATCGTACCACCGTTGATGAGCTTAGTAGACTTGACGATGTCTCCAGCGTCTGCTACCTCGTTGAGCTTGCGTGAGTTCCAGAACCAAGCTGCCGACATAGCAGCTCCGTCGTGTGTCTCAAGATATTCGACAGCGGCGTCGATGTCCAGACCCATGTCACTAGCAAACTTAGCGTAGTTGTCGTGACCGGTTAACTGGATAAGCCCGCGGCCGCGGAACTTAAAGCCGTCTCCTGACTCTTCAGGACCGTTACCCATACGTCCGCCGTAGACGCGGTTAGCGATCTTCTCTGGCTGACGGGCATATTCGTTAGGGTCTACGTCCTTGAAGTACTTTGGAAATACCTTAGCGAGAGACTCAGCGCTGTAGTTGAGGTTCTCTTTGACGAAGTTAAGTCCACCCGATTCATGACCCACTTGAGCTAGAAACATAGCGATTCGGCTTGGAGTATTAATATCAAACTTATCCATAGCTCCGTTCAACGCATCGACGAAAGAGTCTACTACTGAGTCCTTTGTCTTGTTGAAGAACTGCTTAAGCTGTTCTGCTGTTACTGCCATCTAATTCTCCTATAAAAGACTTGGGGGAAGATCCCCCAAGCGTATTTATTTCTTGCAGCCGTCGTTGATGATTACGAGTTCATCTGTCGTATATGGCCACATTTCAGACCTCTCTAATTTCAGGCCAGCCCGGATTAATCATAGTGTCCTCCATTTATTATCATGAGCGACTCTTGGAATATCACAACGAGTAATACCGATGTCTGACAGTTCTCTGTCAGTGAGTAGACTCAGTTCTTTGATCGTGCGTCTTACTCTCTCCTGACGACCTAGCCAGGAGACTATGTTATCGATTATCTGTGTCATTAGCTCGCCTTTGGTTTTAGATCGCGATTATTTTCAGTAACATCTGCAATGTCGATCTTCTTAGGCTTCTTATCTTCAGGGATAATGTGCTCAAGCCAGATCTTCAAGAGACCATTTACCAAGGCTGCATTGTTAACGATGACGTTGTCTGCGAGTGTGAACGAACGCGTGAATGGACGGTCAGAGATTCCCTTGTGAAGGAACGTCTGATTAATACCGTCTTCTGTGACTGTATCGAGGGTAGTCTTACCGTTGATGACGAGTCTGTTGTCTTCAAGAGTCATCTCGAGATCGTTCTTACCGAATCCCGCTACTGCCATCTCGATGACGTATACGTTGTCGTCTGTCTTTTTTAGATTGAATGGGGGATAAGTTCCGTTGACTGCTGAGTTAGCGAGGTAGCTGACTGTCTTTGTCATGCTGTCGGCGAACTTGTCTGCTCCAACGAAGAACTTATTAAACTTATCAAGATCAGCAAAAGTGTGATCGAACTTCCAATTATTCATATTGACCTCCTTTAAGGGCAAGGTTTAATGTTAAATGGGTCCCGAATGGCAACCCATATAGTATATATGTACTCGAAGTGACTTTGTCAACCCACTAGTGAAATTTATTTTCCATCCTCTCGTAGGATGTTACTAGTAAGTTCTTAAAGTTAGGTGTTGAAAGATATACCGGATTCATTCCGGCCCTGCGAAACATCTGAGCCTTTGCGAGTGCTTCATCGAAGCTGTTGAACTCATCATCGGCTACTTGTGCTGCGCATGCTATAATCATGTCTTCTGGAACAATAGCAAAGTTTTCAACCGTCGGAGGTCTTCCCATCATCGCGAATCTCCTTAGATGCGAGGCTAATTTTTCCATCATCAAGTTCTTCCCACACTAGAATAGTATTTTCATCCCACCCCATCTCAGACATAAGCTCTGCTGGAAGTGGCAGTACTAGATCACCCAATTCATTCTCTTCTACTCTAACAGTCCACATATTATTCATATTTATCTCCTGGTGCCCACGGTGGGATTCGAACCCACACTTACCGAATTTTAAGTCCGGTGACTCTAACCTGTTGGCCTACGTGGGCAATATTGGTAGGGGTGCACGGATTTGAACCATGTCGAGAACGCTGATCTGGCGCTGAAAGGCTTATAAGGCCTCCCTGTGTACCAACACCCACCCCCATAACTCATTTATATCTATCTTTAATCTCTTTGATCCTACATTGAAGATATTGAACTACATCGTCGTTCTTATTATATAGGACGTTGTTTAGTTCGTCTGTAAAAGCAGCTAACTTCATGAAGTCGACCGAGTAGTTGTAATCAGTCCCAGAGACCCTGATAGTACTTGCCGAAGAGCCTGAATCCATTTGCTTTTCTTTTGTAGAAGGCATCTGCTTTCTCCTTATTGTACTTACCAAGCTTCGTTCTAAACTCGACTGTATCAAATGGTAAAGAAGATGGCTTTACTTCTTCACCGGGCTCATAAGGATCGTATAACTGTTTATGTTCTTCATCTTCGTCTAGCTCCGTGCCAAAGGACCAGATCATCTCATCGAGCACCCAGGTCCAGCGATCGTGGAAGTTGTCGTCGGTGTCCCACTCTTCTTTCTTCGGCGGGGCCGCTGTGCTGCGCAGGTTCTCCGGAACGTCCTCGTCGTCTACGTACGGAGAGCCGTGCTTCTTATCTTTAAGCATCTTGAGCATCGGAAGAATGATGTGGGCGAGAGTATGGTCCATGCTCCAGATGTCGTAGTAGTCGATGTGCACCTTGATCTTGCGATGACGTCTGTCGTGGATCCACTTACAGACGTCGCCGACCCACGTGTCGTTGAGCCACTCGCCGATCAGGTGGCAGCGGTCTTCACTTACGCCGACGTACTGTAGAAGGTCTGCTATCTGATATGGTCCCCACCAAGTGAGGTATGGTCCGATATGTACTTTCATTTCAATTCTCTATAAATACTTGTGTCAACATGGAGGTTTATATGTTTGGTAGAATACAGATGTACATCATCGCCTTTGTAGTCCTCAGCGGACTTATTACAGGTATTTATTATGGTTGGAAGCGTCAGATAGAAGCTGAGGCGCTGGCTGCTTACAATCAGCAGCAGATGGAACAGCTCATAAAAGACCAGCAGGCATTTCAGCAGAAGATGACCGAGGTCGACGCTAAGCAGAAGGCTATCGAGAGCGATATGAATAAGCAGAACGACGAGATAGTCGCTAAGCTCAAGAGTCTCGACGAATACCTATCTGCTACAGCGACTAAGAAAGATGATAGACCAGCTTCAATCATATTGAAGAATACTATCAATCAGATCAGAGGAGGAACGAAGTGAAGAAGCTATTGATTCTACCGGCGCTCTTTCTCGCGGGTTGTCAGACCAGTTCACAGATCATTACTAGTAAAGAGCAGGTAGTGATAGAGCCGCCGAGCAGCATGTATAACTGTCCATCACCTGTCTACATTCCAAAGCCAGAAGCGCTGACCGATCTACAGGTAGCCAGACTAGTAGCAGAACTGCACAAAGACAACGGCATATGTAAGAATAGCTTATCTAGTATTAAGAAGTTTATTACAGAAGCTAAGTCTACAGTCGAGAGCAAACCTGCTAATCAATAATCAGCGGTACTCGCAGACTCGCTCTATGACCGGACGGTCCCAGCTATCATAGCCGACGAACACGTCGCGACATATCGGACGACGATAGTACATCGGCTGTGGATAACCATAACTCGGATTATCATAGTACCGCGGTTGATAGTATCGATGCGGCTGAGCCATCTCGTTGAGTACGCCGCCGATTATCATACCACCAATGAGTGGAGCTACCCATCTGCCATCTGCACGGGATGGAGTAGCCGATAGTGCGAGCACTGCAGCGAGTGCTAGGGCTGTCTTCTTCATAGAGTGATTGCCTCGTTTAGTTCATTCTCTTCTTCGTACTTAACGTCGTGGATGAACCTAGTCTTCTGTTCTGGTTTCCAGTTCTTTAAGTAGCCGTTGTCTTTATCAAAGAGAGTCATGTATTCTTCTTCAGAGATCTCAGTGACGCGGCTGATGTTCTCGCCGAGGTGATCCTGACTGAACTCCTCAGCTTCCTGCATAGTCACGGTGTCCATCGCGTGCTCTTCATTCTTGCAGCGAATGACGTACGAGACGCGATGGCTTGATACGGTATCTACCAGATAGAGTTTCATGCTACTTCCTTCACTTTAAAATTAGAAAACTTACCATCACGAGACAGCAGCTTGATGTCTTGGATCCACGAGCGCGCTTCTTTTTCAGAAGCAAAGTGCAGGCGATCCCGAACAGTGAGACCGTTTAGTACGCCCTTAGTGAGCGACTTATCAAATTCTACGACATACTTATACGTTCCAGGATATACAGACATAGTCACCTCCATGATTCCTATTATCAATATACCATATATCTATAAATTTGTACACAAAAAAAGGCGACCGAAGCCGCCTTTTTCAACTTATTTTTTCGGCTCAGAAGCTGAACTTGTAACCAACAGTTACAGCATCGGTAGACGCATTGAAGTCCTTATCGTAGGAACGAGCCAGCTTAACAAATACCGCATTGGTCTTGTTGATGGCGAACGTAGCGCCAGTGCTTAACTGATGTGATTCCCAGTCGTGTGCCGTGGTATCAAACACGTTACGGTAGCGATAACCGATAGCGTTCAATGTAAGGCTGTCTGATAGCTTGTAGTCAGCGCCGGCAGAAGCGGTGTAGAATGGATAGTTACCATTAGCACCAGCAGTGAAGCGCTCACCGATAGAACCACCGACCTTAGCAGTTACACCAGCAAATACCGGTACCTTGTATCCAGCAGTAGCTTCCAGAGTCTGCTTCAGTGTACCGTCACTAGCAGCCTGGGACGTACCAGCTGCAGCACCGACAGAAATTCCACCGCCGATGTTATGGTCTACAGATACACCGTATGTTGAAGCAGTAGATGCGCTGTACTCATCTGGAGTAAACTCCATTCCATATCCTGCTGTAAGTGTCGTGTCTGCAGAAGATGCAGCAGCTACAGGTGCTGCAGGAGCAGCTGTCTTAGAAGGAAGATCTGTAGCATATGCCCCCGTTGCAAATACGACGGCAGCAGTGATAGTAAGTAGCTTATTCATATAGTACTCTCCTTGGTTTAGATATATCATGTCAACATGATCTCTTGGCTGGGGGTCATGGACTCGAACCACGAATAACGGAGTCAGAGTCCGCTGTTATACCATTTAACTAACCCCCAATAATGTAATGGAGCGGGCAATGGGATTCGAACCCACGACATCAACCTTGGCAAGGTTGCGCTCTACCACTGAGCTATACCCGCGTTAACTATTTATTGTGGTTGGGAGACAGGGTATCGAACCCCGATTAACAGATTCAAAGCCTGCTGTCCTACCATTAGACGATCTCCCATCACTCACGCCTTATAGGTGGTGATCTTATGAGTTCCGTCCGGTTGGTGCTCTACATGGTGACCATGTATCTCAACGTCCGGGTGGTCTTTCTTAAGACTTAAGGCTGCGTCGATGTTTGATTTAGAGTCGTCATAGAGGTGTACTTTCTTGTATCCCTCTTTCTTAATGAGTCCCGAGAGGACTCTCCTCTTCGCTTCTGCAGGAGGCACGCCGGCCTGATTGCCTGCACGGCGAACGTGGATCTTATTGATGTCAATTCCATAGCTACCCATCTTCTTGGCGAACTTATCTTTATCGTCGAAGTCGGCGCGGGCCGTAAGGATCTCGACATTCTTGTTGTTCTTGTGAATGCCCTTCATCTTACCTATCATGCTCCTGATAGGCTTGGCAGTCTTGTTGAACACGTCAGACGACTTAAAGGCGCTGAAGTCGTACTTATGACCGGGTTCTAGCTTATGGTTATTAAACTCTTGGTTAGTCAGACTCTTGACACGGTTGCCGTGCTCGTCGTTTACGTGTATCTTCAGAGCGTTGTTGTCATGATGAAACAGCGTATCATCGATGTCAAACGCATGAAGCGTATCGGACGATGGATCTTTCTTCTCTGAAATGAACTGACTGAATGTTTTCATGATCTTATTTATATTGGCGGAGCGTATAGGAATCGAACCTATTCAACCCTTTCGGGTTGTACGGTTTAGCAAACCGCTGCATTACCAGCCTGCCCACGCTCCTAATTCCAGTATACTACTTCCATACTGCCGTCTTCATTCTCGACAACCGCCGAGCAAGTCTCGACCCAGTCGCCACAATTGACGTATGTAATACTATCAATCTGACGAATATTCGGATGATGGATATGACCGCATATGATCCCATCAACAGCATTGTGCGTCGCATAGTTGGATAGATTTTCTTCATAGTCACTTATAAAGTTTACGGCCTTCTTGACTTTGTACTTCAACCAAGCGCTGAGAGACCAGTATGGTAGTTTGAACTTGTTTCTTATAGAGGTTATAACTACGTTGATGTATATGCTTACGTCGTATGCCCAGCTGCCGAGGTGTGACAGCCACTTCATGTTTGTAATGACGGCATCAAACTCGTCACCGTGCATCACTAGATATTTTTTACCGTCACCAGCAGTATATATGTTCTGTCTTACGAGGTGCATGTTACCGAATGAAGAGTCGCAGAAAGATCTTAAGAACTCATCGTGGTTGCCGGGTATGTAGAATATAGTAGTTCCCTTACGAGACTTTCTCAGTATCTTCTGAAGGACGTCGTTGTGAGTCTGTGGCCAGTAGAAGTTGGAGTGCATAGCCCAACCATCTATGATGTCACCGACAAGGAAGAGATTGTCACACTCAAACGTCTTAAAGAACTCAAGAAGACGCTCGGTCTGACTCATCTTAGTCCCGAGATGTATGTCTGATATGAAAACTGATCTATATTTCTTCATACTTCTCTCTGTTATGGTGGGTGGTGAGGGGATCGAACCCCCGACATCTTCGGTGTAAACGAAGTGCTCTACCGCTAAGCTAACCACCCTTATTACTAGATCTTTGCTCGCTTT